CCACTTTTCTACTAATTGTTCCAGTAATGACCATTCAATTACTGCTAATCTTGTCTTACTATTTGCTTCTCCAATAATTAATTTTAATACTGGATGATATGCTCTGCTTACTTTAAATGTGTCTGTGCATACTTTAGCCCACATTTCTTTTGAAACTGTTACCGATTTGCCAGTTTCTTTATAATCAACAACAAATCCATTCCATAAAGCATCACCTTTTTGATAGTCTCCACGACCACTATTTTTTTGCTGCTTTGCTTTATCACGTTTTGCTTCTGATCTTTCTGACATTAATTTATCCTATATGAATTTTTATGACCGTCTGGGCACGACCAAGTCATTTCTGTAGAAGAACTATTCCAGTAATAGAAGCTAGAATTTTTATCACATTTTGAACATGGTCTTGGTTCTTCTATTTTTTCAAGACCAGAAGGCGTAGGTTTGTCACCTATAAATTCATTAAGATTTGGCACTGATATCCTTAGATAATTTATCTACTACTTTTGGATTATCACGAAGGTATTGCACGGCTTTTGCTCTTCCTTGTAGCCGCTCCCCTTCCACGGTATACCAAGCGCCACCTTTTTCCACGACTCCGCACATTTCGGCAACATCAAGAACTTCTCCAACTCTATCAATACCAACGCTATCTCCTTGATAATAAAAATCATATTGTCCAGATAAATTAGGTGGGCCTAATTTATTATAATCTACAATCCAGTTTACTGGTCTTCCTACTTTTTGTTCAAGTACTTTGTCGCCAACCTTGATGCCAGCCTTGATCGCATTCGCTTCAGCTTCCGAGCTCCATAGTTTAATAACAGTAGATGAGAAGAATTTAACCGCCATTCCACCCGTCGGAATATGCGAAGCATGCATAGAGCCAAACTGATTACGCTGTTGTGATATAAGTACAAGAAGCGTATTTTTATTCGCATAGTTAAGCATTTTAACTGCATGTGTCATGTCCTTTGCTTCAGCACCAATTTGCTTGGTATCTTCTAATTTCTTTAACTCAGAACTATCTTTCTCAAAATAAATTGCAGGAAGTAGGGCTGAAATAGAATCTACTACGATTATATCAACTTCTGCTTCCATTAATTGTGTTGCAACATCTACCATGTCATTAATTGTTTTTGCTGGTGAGTAGATTAGTTTTGAAGAATCTACTCCAAGCTTTTCTGCCCAACCTTTATCGTATGATGCTTCCGCATCAATCCACGCACAGGTCTTTCCGTTTTTTTGAGCCTCTGCAATCATTTGTAGACAGAAAGAAGATTTACCAGCAGATTTATTACCCCAAACCAATACCTGTCTACCGAAACCGAGTCCACCTTTAAGAGCTAGGTTTAGGCCAATGCTAGGCGTTGGCTGTCTTTCTACTTGAACATCTACTGCTGATTGTACTCTTGATCTAGTTTTTGGATCTAATTTAGCTAATATATCATCTATTACAATTGTCATTTATACTCTTTCTTTCTACTATTATAGCATTTAGAACAGGTTCCCGTGAAGCTTTGGGCGCTGTTTATTTTTTTCCATTTTATTATGCAATATTTCGTCAAGGCTATGCAAAACCTGTTCTTCATTTCTCATCGCAGCGTATACATCAAGAATTCTAATAATAATATCTGCTATTTCTTCTACAACTTTTTCAGAACCTTGGCTTTTTCGAATAGCCTCTAAAACTTCTGTAACTTCTGAATGTACTAAAGCTAATTTATTTCCTATTTTGTCATGGTTATATTCGCCATCCCAAAATCCTTTTTCTCTAGCAGTTTCATGGAGTATGGCAGCTAATGCATCAAGACCATACTCAGTAATTATTTCATTACTGTTCATCTTTATTCCTCAAACTAAATTTAAACGTCAACTCTTGATCGTCATATTCTACAACTAATTCTTTATCTTCATTAGCCGCATTTACAAATCTGGTAGTTGGGACTGATAATGTCCCATGCTCTTCAAGCAATGCTACCAATATCTTATTTAGGCTCATAGACTGAATTATGTCTTCTGTCATTTGATTTCCTTAATCATCAATGTGCCGTCATCTAATTTAGATAGCACTGGTTTACATTTCATTCCGTCACGCATTTTTGCCAATGTTATTTTATACATGGCTGGAAAAGCGATGGCTCTGGTAAGCTTTTTATCCTTATCAGACATAACGATATGAGACATAGTCTTACCACTTTTTGTTTGATACGGGCTAAAGTTTACCACAATCTTTTCATCTTCTTCAAGATCATATTCTTTTCTATATAAATAGTCTACAAATATATCTGATGAATTGGGGCCAATGTCTGATACTTCTACATATCTTGCAATACGATTATCTCCGACTAGAATAAAATACATCTTACCAGATTCAATTTGAGTTTGTTCATGATGGAATAGGCCTATACTTCCAGTCTCATCTACTAATTCAACTCGTGCCCAGCCTTTGCCACGCTTAATACTTTTAACCATACCAAACATAACAAACGATCCAAGTGGATCAAATTCATCTATTGTTAAGGCTTGTGCTTTGATTCTAGGTGGAATATTCTTTAAATCGAATGCTGGTATGCCTAGATATTCGTAGTAGTTTTCTTTTTCTTGACCGCTCCTAGGATTATCCTCAAAGGCAGCACCGCCAATAGCATTAAGAGAGCTAATAGCCCTGCTATTAATGCCACTTCCTTTCTTTGAGGCTTTTTCAATAAATTCTTTATAATTTGCATATGGTCTTCCTTCTATTATTTTATTTGCTATGCTGTCTGATATAAATTTAATTTCAGCCAGCCCAAACCTTAATGAATCTTTCTGCAAAGAAAAGTATACATCTGATTCATTTATGTGTGGCAATTGAACTCTTAATCCAAGTCGTTTTGCTTCAATGAGATATTCGGTTCTTGTATCTTTGTCTCCTTCATTTTTGAGCGCCGCAAAAATGAATTCAAGAGGATAATAATGCTTAAGCCAAGCGGTATAATAAGAAAGCATAGAGTAAGCAACAGCGTGAGACCTATTGAACGAATATCCAGCATGCGCTTCGAAGTCGTGCCAGAGTTTTTCTGCTTGTTTTTTAGAAATGTGCTTTGAAGCACCTTCAATAAATTTATCCTTAAACTGGTCGAATTCTTTTGCATCTTTCTTCTTTCCAATAATTTTACGAACTTTGTCTGCCTCAGACCAAGTCATTCCACCTAAATATACGCAAGCCTGCATAACCTGTTCCTGATAAACAATTACTCCATATGTATTCTTTGTGAATGGCTGCATAATTGTATGAACATATTCAACTGCTTCTTTGCCCTGTTTTCTATTTATATATGAAGCTCCAACTGTATTCATAGCACCTGGTCTAACTAGAGCATTTGAAACAACCAAGTCTTCAAATTCTGTAGCACCCATCTTAATCAATAAATTTGTATATGGCGTTGCTTCTGCTTGAAATATTCCTTTTGTATATCCTTCGCTTAGCATCTTGTAAACTTCTGAATCATCAAATTTCATCTTAGACAAATCTATATGTCTACCAGTTCTTTTCCTAATTGAATTTAATGTATCTGCAATTACGGACAAACATTTTAATCCAAGAGCATCAAGCTTAATCAATCCAATATCTGCAACAGTATCCATGTCATATGCAATAACTGGGATACGTCCAGAGGCCTTATCTTCTCTATCTTCTCTTGTTTCAACTGGTCCATAGTTACGGATATCATCTTTGGCAACGATAACTCCTGCAGCATGGATTCCTGTGCTTCGTATCTTGCCACGCAATCTTTCTGCAAGCCATGTTACTTCAGGATATCTCATTCTAAATTCTTTTGTATTTGGAGAGGTAGCATAATCATCAAATGTATCTACAGATTTAAGAGCATGATTAACTTCAGCAAGCGGAACCATAAATGCACGAGCAGCATCACGTACTACACCCTTATCTTTAAAATAAGTAAATGTAGAAATAGAAGCAACATATTTAAACTTTTTCTTCAAATAATCTTTAACTTCTTTACGACGACGATCTTCAAAATCTGTATCAATATCTGGAAAGTCATTACGCTCTGGATTAATGAAACGGAAGAATAGTAAATCATATTCAATTGGATCTACGTCTGTAATACCTATTGAATAACATACTAAAGAACCCGCTGCCGAACCACGGCCAGGACCCACCATAATCTCCTGCCCCTTAGCCCAATTAATCATATCTGCCACAATTAAAAAGTATGAGGCAAATTTCTTATCCTTAATAACTGCCAATTCTTCCTCTAGGCGAGCCCTATAGACCTCATCTGAGGCCTTTCCTAGCCTTTCTAAGCCCTTTTCAGCCATGTCCCGTAGCTTTTCATCAGCATTGGTCTTTGGGACTGGCAGAAGGTCAAGATTTCGATATAGGTCATATTCGCCTACCTTATCTGCAATTTCTAGGGTATTATCAAATATATCAGTTCTATTTATACTAACCTTCTTAAAATCCGCCTCAATTTCTTCACGAGTCTGCATGAATAGGTTCATACCTTTAAATGACATACGGCGATCAGGATACAAATAATCAAATCTATCTGCCATGTCCTTCATTTGTCTGGACATATCGAAGTCTGCATCCTTATTCATTTTAGGATTTGTTGAAATAATAAGAAGGGCTTCTTCTAATAGTCTATCTTCTTCTTTGGCATAATGAATATCTCCTGTTGCTACCGCTTTAATTTTTAATTCATCTGCTAGGCTTAGTAGTGCTTCATTTATTTCTTTTGGGTTGTGGGACTGAACCTCAATATAAAAGTCTTCACCAAAAGTCTGTTTAAAATCTTTGAGTATAAGTTTTGCTTCTGAGAATTCCTGGCGTTCAATAGCTTTGCTAATAAGTCCATTAAGACATCCAGAAAGCACGATGATACCTTCCGCATATTCTTTTAATACCTCTCTATCAATACGTGGCTTAGAATAAAATCCCTCTGTCCATGCAATCTCTTGCAATTTATGAATATTTTCTAAACCTTTTTTATTTTTTGCAAGCAAAATAATATGATTATATGCCTGTATGCTTTTATCTTTAAATGATGATCTATCAAATCTATCTGTTGGAGATATGTATGCCTCTACTCCAAGTATTGGTTTTACACCATATTCTTCGCAAGCAATTTGCAAATCACGATGTGATGAAAGTGTGCCATGATCTGTAATGGCAATAGAAGGCATGCCAAGTATCTTGGCTTGCTTTACTAACTCATCTGGTGAATTAAGTCCATCCATTGTTGAGTAATGGCTGTGGACATGCAAATGTATGAAACTCATAACCGCCTTTGAAATGGGGGCCCGAAGGCCCCCATCATATTACCAATCTAAGCTGCTACTAGTTGCAGACTCAGTTTCGTCGGAGCCGCCTTCTCCGTTAAAGAAGGACTCTTGATCTGCGTATGGCAAGTCACGCACAGCAGTCTCTTCTAATTTATACAATTCAAGAGCGGTAGCATCAAATGGTGTTTCATCTTTTGCTAGTGGAATGATTGTATAACTTGTTTCAGTCTTTAGACCAGTTCTCTTGATACGCCACATAAGATTTGTGATTGAACCCATTTCTCCTGCGTATTCAATTAGAGTAGGTGTAACAGTTTTTCCGCTACTACCCTGTGAGAGGATTGCTACATATGGCTCCTCTTTGCCATCATCAACAAGAACATTAATGTAGAGTCGTGAACGACCTTTCCATCCCGCCTTGTAATCCTTGCGATGTTGTTCGCAACCATAGCACTTGCCCTGGTCATCAGTTGTGCAAAGCGCCTTGCGACGATAATCTTTAGGATTTGTGTGCTCTACTGCAATAAAACCCAGTCCAAGCTTTTCGTTATAATTTGGTGAATCTGGATCCAACTCCTGAAGAAAACGAATCTTTACGCTTTCTCCATCTTCAAGCTTTACCCATTTTGCTTTTGTGCCGTCGCCAGATGATTGTGGCTTATCTAGCGCCTTGTTGAGGTCTTTTAGACCCTTTACGATACCCATATAGTTTCTCCTTTATAGTTGACGGTATAGATCCGTCTGTTATTTCATTATATCATGGGTTCCAAGATCGATATTCGATATCGGAAACTGCATTCTTAATGCAGGCAATAATTTCTTTTTCTGTCATATCGCCAGCATCTTTTGCATCATGTGGGTATATCTTACCATATTCATAGGAGGCCCACAAGATGTCTTTATTTTTTAATCTATTGGCTATGCTAAGCCCTAACTCTCTGCCAGCCAAATCTGAATCTGTCATTATTGTTATACGATTAAAATATCTATTCAACAAAGCTAAATTTTCTTTTGATAAATGTCCACCTAAAGTTGCAACAACATTAGGAAAACCAGCCTGATGTATTCTTATAGCATCAAAACTTGATTCTACAATTATTACATGTTCACCAATTCTTTTAGCTCTATGAATATTAAACATGGTTTTATTCTTTGGTAGATTTGTACTATTCTTAAAACGTTTTTCTTTTATTGCTCTACCTACAAGACCAACAGGCATTCCATCTGGGCTATGAACTGGCACAATAACCATATCCATTTTAGAGGAATATCCTAATTTAAAATGCTTCATAGACTCTTCGTTTATTCCACGAGATTTAAAATATTCTTTAGCCGCTTCTGATGAACCTAGTTCATTGTATAAGTTATCTAGAGTTTCTTGAGAAAATTCCTCAAAGTCTGGCCTCTCTTCAAATAACGAATTAAGTGTTTCTTCAAATACATCATCTGCCTCCGATTTCTTTGACATAATAAATCTTAATACTTCAAACTCATTCTTACCCAATACTCGCTTAACAAGATCTTTTAACCCGCCAGATTCACCACATGATGGATTAAAACAAAGCCAAGCACCAGTTCTTTCGCTAATATAAAAACATGGAGTATTTACGTTATTATGAAAAGGACAATACAAGACAAGATTATCATTCGATTCGCCAATTATATTAAGGCCTAAACCTTTTACTATTGCTTTAACGTGGCTTGGCGTATAGAACGAGGTATCAGCTTGCCCTGCGTAATCCCCTCTGACTCCCATGCTTTCTTCTTTCCAACATAAACTCCATGGATTGTCATTATGAACTTCCATGTCTCGCCTGTGAATTCTACCGAAAATGCTGTGTCTATGTCAAGCAACCTAGCATATCCTTTGCTTCTCATATCATGAGTAAGCATATTTTCATATTGATTTTTAATTCTGATCATATCAGAATCATCTGCAAATTCTACACGAATTTGAAATCTTTTAATTTTCCGATGCGTCATTCTTCATGTTTGGTAAATTTTCATAGATGGGCTTAATAATACCTCTGTTAATATCCCAGTCTAAGTAGAAATCAAACTCGTGTCCGTGACGGTTTTTTCGACTAACCACTTCAATCATATTTGTATTTGGATATCTGTGGATAGCCATAGCCATATCTGCATCATATTCAATCGCTTTTGACCATGCAACTTGGCTCATCATTGGTGGTTCATCTTGGTCCGATATGTCGTCTGCCGTTGCAGCGGTGATATCGACAATCGGAATATTGTTTGAAACTGCAAGCAATTTAAATTCACGAGAGATATTACGGTTACGCTCTACTTCAGAGTTGCTTCGCTTGTTATCATTAAACAGCTGGTGGTAATCAAGAATAACTAGGTCTGGCTTGTGCTGGTCTATTTTACCTTGAACAACTGCTGGAGTTACGTCTGCTAAGCCTTCATTAGATACAAGAATAAATCCATTCTTATTTTCAAACTTCTTCTTGCCCCAAGACTTAAAATCATCTATATTAACATCACCTTTAGAAAAATCACTATTCTTAAATAATCCAGAACCCATAATTGTATAAATACGGTCACGCATATTTTCTGGTGACATTTCAAGAGAAATAATCATAGGCTTAAATCCTTGTTCCCATGCCTTGCATGCAAGATAAGATGTAAACCAAGTCTTACCACGTCCTGGCCAGCCAATTGCAACAATTAAATGTCCTGGTGCCATGCCTGTAGGATATGCTTTGTCAATTGCCTCAATGCCTGTAATAATTCCTGGGCTACCACCCATTGCGGCTGAGCGTTCTTTAACTGAAGCAAAATGTTGTTCTGCTAACGCTATATCAGTAAGATCAATATCACGAATATTATTTGTATGCCTACTAAGTCCAGCAAGTTTACTTTGAATATCTGCAAGAACTCTGGCTGCAGAATCTTCCTTAAGAGCAGAGCCAGCCTGTAGAATAATAGTCTTTAGTCTTGAAGAAATATACTCATTCTTTAATTGATCAAGATAATAACCAGTCTCTGCATTTGCTGATGAGTCTGGCTCAAAATCTCTATGCCGTTCCATGATAATTCCAACTTCAGGAACAGCTTTAAACTTATAATAATAATTCTTTAGGCTTTCCCAAACATCACGATATGCGGTAAATAGTTCATCAACGTTAGAGGCAAGCAGTGTGCTAATATCCTTATTCTTGCATACTGCTGTGATTACTTTTGCTTCTATATTCACTCTTCTCCGCCTTCTACTAACTTCTTAGTCTGCTCTCTTAGCATAACCCTGTTTGCCTTATCCTTCTGAATCTCTGTCTCTACTTGATCTATCCTGTCAAAGTTATAGAAAAAGAAATTAAGCGGGTGTCCAGATTTACTGGTTTTAAAATAATACTCAAGTAATTCTTTGGCACGATCATATCCTACACTATCTATGACATCTTGCATAGCCCATTTCTCACGAAACTTATTTAAGCGTGGCTTTTTGCCATATTTTTGAAAATATAATCTTTCATAAATTCCTATTAAAACATAGGGCTCTTTACTTTTTTCCGCCACTTAATTCCTCTTCTACCTCACGAGTTTTTTCAATTAGTTTATCTTCTACAAATTTATATACACGCTCTGTTGCAGAATCTACATTCTCACCGCTACGGACAATATCTTCAACACCAATTCCAATTTTAATGCTTTCATAATTACCTAAATTTCTAGTAAATGATAGATCAACTTTAACTTTTGTTTCTGACATTACTTGTGCTCCTTTAGGTGTCTATTTAATGTTTCATGGGCAAATATTCCCCAACGAACTTCTATTTCTTTAGAACATAAACTACAAATAACTACTCTGCCTGTCATTCTTCCGCCTTCCATACTGGAACGAACTTTCCGTCGCTGGTCTTAGTATACAATATTAAATTGTGTTTGAGAAGAGCTAATAGTTCTGAGCGGGAAGGAACTTCAGAAGTATATCCGTCATCTAAAATAAACTGATGTATCTCCAGTATATCTTCTTCGGTTAACATATACATAGACCAACTTGCATCGTCTGGATTACTAATTGGATATATCTTAGTTGGCTTTTGAATCTTGCCTGCTAAAATATAATCCTCCACAGTAATCTTATGTCTATTTAAAAGTTTAGCTGCTTCACGTAAGGTATATGCCTTTTGCATATGCTTATTAACTAAAGAATAGTTATACATTACCCTGCGCCTTTCAGGGTAACACCAAGCAACAATTTCATCTCTTGCACGAGATATCCTTAAAGACTTATGTATTTTTCCGTCTAAGAAAAAATAGAGTAGTCTTTTAGGTGTTCGAATTCTTTTTGTTCTAGCCATCGTCCTAATGGGCTTCTATCCTTATTAATCATCCATCTCTTGCCACACATGATGCAGAAGAGTTCTACATGTAGTTTTTGTGAGAATACTCTATCTACAAAAACTCTTCCTTTACACTTTTGACATTTCATCATAGCTTAAACACCTTGCCATCTACGACGCATGAATAGTCTGGGGACACTTCAATTAACTGAACATGAGGCCACTTACCATTTTCAATATGTGCTACGGCAAAACCTTTTTGCCAATCGTGATGCTGTGAGTATTTCATACCACTAGATCTTGGATCACACATATGACCAATTTCATAGCCACGAATTGTTTCTCCTTTGCCCTTATTTCTAAGTTCATATGTTTGGAAATGTGCTGCCATTCTGTGCGAATGTCCACGAATTATTGATACTTGTAAATTGTTCATATCTGCACGAACTGCACCAGTATCTGCTACTGATATTCCATGGTGAACATGGATATCACCGTAACGCTTTTTTGGCAAAGCATCATAATAAATATAATCATATCCTAAAGAATCTAAATTCCAAAGTGCTTCTGGCGTAACTATATTTAGAAAGTCTGGAAGTTTTGCATCTATATAATTAAATACACGAATGTCATGATTACCTAAAGCGGTAAATAATTCTGCATCTGGTCCAGCAACTTCTCTATTCATTGCATAAAATTCTCTTGCGCCTTTAGCTTCATGTTGCATGAGAGGAACAATTGCTGCTCCGTTTTGATCTTTATGCATTCTTAAAAACTCTGCAGATTTACCTTCTGTAAATCTACTATAACATGCTTGATCGTCGGTATCTCCAAGGATGTCTACAACATCTGGTTTCCACCATTTCATTACTTCAAACCAAAGCTTAATCATTTTATCGTCTTGATATGGGAACTGCTGATCGGACGATAACATCCATTTGAGATCGTTTGTCATTTTAATCCTTATACTAAAAAAGTCACGGAATCGTGACTTTTTATGCTACAGCAAATTGTAGCATTTACTAATTGGCTGTCAAGCCTATACTTCTTTTTCTGCTGCTGCTATCCAATGGAATGTTGGAGAGGTTACTGCTTTAGCACTTGATTTAGCATCAAACGTAAATCCATTAATTGTTACACTTTTTATTCTAATATAAATATATGTATCTGACGCATATCCTACATTTATATTAACCGATGGCACTTTGGTAAATGGTGGGTTAAATGAAATTGTTTTATCAGTAGACCAAGCATCTGTTTTAATATCTATTCCAGTAACGCTGCCTGCCTGCACATCAGTAATTTTATCTATTCTTGTACCTAATTCATTTTTTGCTTTTAATACGCTTTGATTTGAAAGAGTATTAGCATTTTCAATTAGCGTACCAAGTTTATTTAAATCATCAGTGCTGATAGGGTTTCCTGGATTAAATACTGGTTTTGCAATTGGTTGCTGCGCCATTATAAATTTTCTCCTAGATCATGCATATTTGCTTCCGCCTCAGAAACTTCTATTACAGATTTCCTATTTAGGCCATATCTGTCAAAAGAGTCTGGGTCTACAATATGCCGCTTTTTGTTTTGCGATATTAAATACATTTTACCATCCGCTATGTTCTTTATCAAAGTACCATCACGGAAGCCTAGTTTACCTACAAGCTTCATTCCTACCACCGCTTGTTCGGTAGCATTCACGGTTGTAAAGCACCATGAATCTGCAGCACGATCAGAAATAAGCTTATAGCGTTTGCCATCTTTAACCCAATATATAGCTTTGTCAGTTTTAACTGCTAGGCCAGAAGGGATTAGTGTTGGACTATTTACTGTCGTCGTCTTGTGCTTCTTCAGCATTTTTCTTATCAAGAAGTTGAGTAATTTCTGCCCGTAGAATTGCAATTTGAGTTTCATAATTTGCTACAATCTCGCCTATGCGTTGTTGCAGGGCGGTAATAACGAGTTCTGCTTTTTCTGCCATGTTTCTCCTAATGTAGACCTAAAGGATACCATTATCCTTCTAGAGCGTCAAGTCTTTCTTCTAATTCTTCTATTTTTAATAAAGCATGCTTTAATGCTGCCACCGTGGTTGGAACTAGGCTAGAAAATCCAACTTCTTGATAGACTGGATTATTTTCTTCATCAATTGCATCTTTTTCTCCCATTACTGCAAATGGAGCAACTTCAGATAGTTCATGAGCAATGAATCCAACTATTTCTTTTTTATCTGGGTCTGATTTAAAGTTAAATTTTCTTATTGGAATACTTTTTATAATTTCTGCTGAATTCAATATATCATAGTTAACAATATTTTCTTTTAATCTGTAATCTGAAGACGTTGCGGTTTCAAATGTGTTAGTAGATGTGTTATATCTTAAATTACCTACAGTGGTAGCATTTCTTATAGCTCTAAAGAATGAAGGGTTTGTTTGGCCTGTATCGCTATATCTATGTGCAAAATAAACTGAAGATGTAGTAATGCTGGAGCCGTCACGTCTTGCAGTAATATAGGTAGTTCCAATATATGTTCCAGGACTTTCCGCTGCAGCAGATGTATCTGGGGTTCCCGTATAAAATGATCCAGCAGTCATACTTCCACTAGCACTAGTTTGATCGGCAGATAAATTAATATAGCTATATGGAGCTAGAGAATATATATTAATATTGCCTTGATTTCCAGTAGAATATGGTGAAGATAAACTTAATATATTTTGTGATCCAGAAGTATATGCATATATTGTTCCTGGAACTGTTGCGCTGGTATAGAATGCCATTTGATTTAAATATGATCCATTATTAATTTCAATTCTATTTCCAGAAGTTGATGTTTGAATTGTTCCGCCAGTGATTGTAGATCCAGTAATTGTTCCAGTAAATGCAGCACTTCCATTTGATGGATTTAAATAAACTGTTCTTGTTCCCACATTATTATATAATTCTAAGCCAGTACTACTAAGCCTTATAGAATTATTTCCAGTTCCAGTATTAACATTAACATTATTTAAATTAATTGTTCCTGTTGATATAACTCCACCAGAAATTGATGTAACATTTGAGTTAACTTGTCCTGCCGTAATAAAATTTGATATATCGCCAGATGTAGCATATCCAGTAATTGTTGCATTTGTCATTGTTACTCCGCCGTCTGCTCTTACCCTAAATGGTGCAGAAGATGGTGTAGAATTTCCAGCAAATATAACAATATCTGACGCTGAATTATTTACTGGGGAGTATAGGCCTGCTGTATAGCCGCTATTTGGAGCAGAAACAGTAATTCTTGCATTTGACGAATCTAATGTTATAGTTCCATTTCCTTGAGTCTTAGATATGGCATTGCTGGTTACGCTCCAGTTTCCTATAGTAGCCGCCGTAGTTGTAAACGTAACTCCGCCAGAAGTTATATTTGAATATATATTAGTTGTTGCTGTTCCGCCTGAATCATATGCGCTTAATCCAGAAGATGATATTGCAAGTCTAGCTCCAGATGAAGGTGATGATCCAGCATATAGAGAACCTGTAGATACCTGCACGTTTCCAGTAAATACTCCAGCTCTTGCACGAATATCTCCCTGAACAATAAATGTTCCGCCGTCCCATGATATGAAATTATTTGTATCTCCGCCTAATTTAAATAAGGCTGATTGTGATGAGTCTATATACCAATAGTTATTTGAATTAAATACTAAACCTCGTTTAGTTCCTCCGCTATCTTGAACTCCATATCCAAATTTAAATGTTCCTGTATCTCCTGTTGCTGATGCGCCGAAGTATCCTACTGTTGTAACATTCTTTCCTATAAAAGGTGTTCCAGATGCCACTGCGGTTCCTAGTGAAGTATATGATCCTGTTGTATTATTAAATTCATCATACGAAGCAATTCCTACTTCATAAGTAGTTCCTATTGAAAGTCCTGTTAATCTAAATGTTGTTCCAGTTCCTGGTGAATCTACATACGAATAAGGATTACTTGTTCCATTTTCTCTAAATCTAATTCTATATCCTTTTAATGTTGCATCTGATACTGCTGACCAAGATATATCTATATACGCATTAAATCCTATTGTTGCTCCAGTTGAATTATCTATTCCAGCAGTTACGCTACCAGAAGCAGGTGCGGATGGCGCTGTTGAATCTATTGTTACTGCTGCTGTTGGAGTAACTGCAACAGCATTGCTGTAAACGCTACCAGTAACTCCGTTATCCCAAAATTTTGCACGTACCCATCTTTTATTTGTATTAGATCTATTTATTATAGCTGGGTTTGCTACTCCAGAAAATATAACAGAATATCCAGTTCCTGGGTCTGTGTTTGAATTTGATTCTACTTCTTCTATTTCTATATGATCATATTCTGGATAAGTTGTAGAGCTTGGAGTAGTATATGAAACAGTATATCCAGCGGTTATTGAATCTACAATTATTACTGGGGCTGGAAGTCTGTTTGTTCTACTTGTCAATGAAAACGATACTGCTGTACTTTCATTTCCGTCTTTATCAACAGCCACAATATTTCCAGAAAATGCGCTTTGTACAATTATAAACGATGCTAAGTTTTGTGCACGACTAAAAGAAAATTTTTGAGTAGATCCAGAAACTGGTTCTAACCTAAAAGTTCTTGTAGTTGAATCTGATGCTACTAAAGTTATTCTATAATACGAAAGATTTTCATTTCCTGCATCTGTTTTATTCGATGTAAATGTTAAATTGAATGTAGTTCCTTCCCATGATGGAGTTACACTTGTTACAGCATTTGGAGCATATGCTGATGTGATTACTTTTACTACAGCACCCCATACTCCCTTTTTAGAGTTATCAGAATAATTCCATCTAAATTCTATAGGGTATGTTTTTCCTGGTAGCAGGTCTGTTATTGTTACAAGAAAATAATCATTTTTATTTGGATCTAACCTTTTACTTCCATCATTCAATGTAAGATCTGGGAAATTATCTGCCATGCTAGAATCCTAAATCTAATCTATATTCTACTTCTACTGGTCTTCCGCCGACCTTATCTAGTGTTGATGGTAGTGATGATCTGCTAATAAGTCCAAAGTTTGGATCAAATGTATCTTCATCATTTATTCTTAATCCGTCAAGACCAACTGTTGTGTTTCCACTTCCGCTTGCAGTAACTATTATTCCAATTTCATTTATATTAGTTTTGTCTGGTGCTGTTGCTGAGTTTGTAGGGCTAGAATATAAGTCTCCCAAAGTAAATGATGTTGGAATCTTGTATCCAGATCCAGCTCCATATTGAGTTGATGTTAAAGTTTTTTCAAAATATTTTGTAGAATCGCTATAAAATCTTATTTTTAAGGAAGAAAGATTGGAATCATTTTTATAAAATGCAATACTTATATTATCGTTTACGCTATATCCAGAAAGATCCAACGGAACTATGGAAGACTTATATTCATTTGAATTTCCAGAAAGAGCGGTAAAGTTTAAAAGATTTCCACTAATTCTATAATTTGTTGTATCTAATGATGGGTTTATTGAGTTTGAATCAAACCAGGACAAAGCATCGTCAAAATCAGAAATATATTTGCTATCATAATTATTTATAGAAAGTCTAGTTGATGGATAAATTCCAACCTCATTTATTTTTGCAATAACATCTTGAGGAATAGTTGTTTTAAATACAACATAGTATGTAGTAACTGAATTTGAAGTTTGTATATCGGTACTTCCTAAAGTAACTGGAAGTCTATAAAATTCAAATCCTAATCTTGTATTATCAACACTTACTGGATATTCAGTTCCATTTGCTACACCAAAAGCCATATCTAATTTATATACAGGAATATTTCCAGCAATTAAATTAGTAAAATATCTTGCTCCAAATTTTGTTATAACATTAGAAGACCTATATATTTCTTTTCCATCTACATAATAAATATATGTTCCTTTAATCATTTTCGGGCTCCGTTCCAACTATACGGGCATCTACTCCGACCACAGATGACGGATCTTTTGAAGAATTTCTTACTTTAAAAACTATTTCATAGTATATTTCATTACTTCCTGCTCGTCTTTTTTTAGTAGGTCCAGAATAAACTGATATATCTGAAAGATTTGGAGCATCTTTATCAAACAGTGGCTCTGGGTCATCTTTACCAGCTCCAATAACTAGTGATGCAGCATATGGACTTACAACCTTAGTACCAGCTTGAGTTACTAATGGATCAAGTGGTTTACGAAAACGGGAAGGACCAACTATCTTGGTCTCTGGGATTCTATTAGGGACCTTGTCTGATATTTCTTTAGATGCCATTTTTTTATTATACCATTTAGTACTGCTAAATGGTCCTCCCTACTATTGATGTGGTTAGTCCATTATTATATTCATGATTGACGCTTGTAACAATAATCTTTTGAGTATCATCAAATTGATGATATGGATAGTTTACAGTTATTATATCTCCAACCGATATTAACGGATTTCCAAAAATAGTCATATTAATTATTTTTGATTTATTAACAACTTTGCTTTTAATAAAATTAGCTAGTTGTTTTGCATCATTCTCAGTTTGAATCCAGTTTGATTTAAATGATACAACTTCTTGAACTGCAAATTCTGAATCTGGCTCAGACCTATATGTTATTTCTCCAGCCAGTCCGACTGTAGTTCCTTGTAGTTCTAATAAATTTGTTTCCTGGTCTGACAAAATTACTGGCTGTGAAGTATTGTTTAAAACAAATATTTCTGAACTAAAATTGCTATATCGTTGATCTAATATAGTTACATTTTGATTATATCCAAGATTCCAATTATTTGGAAATGCTGGGGCGCTACTGAATGTTCCGCCTGCTTTTACTATTTCTCTAGCAGTTGTTCCAAACTCATCATATGAATTTTCATCTTCGGCTGTATCATCGTCTGCATTATCTCCAACATATAGAATATCTCCATACTTTGTTATTAAATAATCATTTGAATATTTACCTCTATATGTATTATAAATATCTTGATTATCATAGGTATCTGCATCTATTGCTGTTCCATACGCATAATCAAAAGATACTGTTCCAGATGCTGCAACCAAAGCTACTTTTTGAGTGACTGCTATAATTTCATTTGTAGCCTTCCCTGTTTCTCCAAAATTTTTATCTATAGCAGTTATTTTAAACCCATCTACAAATGCAGAAATTTCTATTGTTCCTCTATTTGTATCCGAACTATTAGTTCCACCTACTTTTACCTTTATATCAATTGTATGATTTTCTCCACCGTAAACTGAGTCTAGCGTTGTTGTGGGTGTAACCTGACTTGTTTTTAATACTATTATTTTTTTACTTGTTACCTTAATTATTCTTACTGGTTGTGCACCTCTTGCTGCGGCTGTTCCTGTAGTAGAAACTAGAACATAGTACCCGCTAGTCATATCATCACTTAAAAAGAAACCAAATCCAGCTTCCTGTGGATCTTGATTATCTAATGGAGGAAATATGAAAGATGTTCCAAAAGAATAATGATATGGACCACCAGTATATGCTCTTGGAGTGAAGGTTGGTAAAATGCTCATAGTTGTAGATGATGGCACCTGTATTGCTCCAAATGTTCTATGAGCTATATTATATTTAGTATCATTTTCTTTTCCACCCACTAGTTGAAGGAATGAACTTCCTCCAACTGCACTTGTTTTGCTGGCTTCTTTTTGCATACCTTTTAATTGAAAATATACTTGAACAGTATTGCCTATTCCTAAAGCACTAGAACATCTTGTTTTAATTAACCATAAACTATTTTCTGGGAGATCATTAAAATAAAGAGCATTGACATTTTCATTATATTCAAAATCTGGGTAGTTTCCAGAAAAATCTCCAACACCTTTCATCCGTGTGAGAATATATGTATATGTAGTTGGAGTTTCAATCATTGCCTCATCTTTTATTTTTACATATATTTGTGTGTTACTAGTTTGAGTTATAGACGGAGGCTCATACTGTTTATGAAGTACTTGTCCAGATAAATTGTCTGCGTATCTCATTTTATCCTTGATCCCACTGTTCCTCAACTACCGTCCAATTTGTAAGTTTTTCTGAAGCGGCATAATGTGTTTCTCTTTTTGTATTAAATACTCCACGATTTTTTATTCTATATCGTCCAGTTGGATAAAATGTAGTTGGATCCTGATATGAACTTGCTCTTATAGAGTCTAATGTTGATTTTGAATCTATCCACTCAACATATGTTTTTCCATCTGATAATTTTCTATATGTATATTCTAATGCATCGTATTCAAATATTTCTGAATTAATTAAAAAATATCCTGAAAAATTAAATGTTGATAAAATTGGAAAATCTCCTGGAATACTTTTTAATTTAAAGTCTATATTTTGAGGTTCTGTTGTAGATAATATATTCTTTTCAAGAGCACCAGCATATATATATGAAATTGGTGACGACCATATAGATTCTGCAGTATCTTGATTGTATACTGAAGATATCGGAGGAGCCCATTTAACTACAACTTGATTTGTGGATGCTATTTCTTTTTTAGAAAAATCTACTATATTAGGAAGAATACTAACAGATTCTTGAGTTGGTCCTGATCCTAAAGTTACCGTTCCTCCAGAAGATTGATAAAACTTCCAATCAACAGAAGTTTTTTTATATATGTAATCTCTGCTATAAAATTGAAGAATATTGTCTTCATCAAAAAATGCATTTATTTGTGCATCTCTACATAACTCTTGCAAATGATCCCATACTGTTTTTGACTCATCAGACCACCATGCTATTAGTTTTGGAATACTTGTATCACTATTTGATGATAAATTAATTTTATAATTTGTAAATCCTACAGAATCAAGTAGAGAAATTATTGCAGATGTAATTGGGCAATCCTCTAAGTATAAATTTGTAGGCTGTACCTGCATTAAATATTTTGAACCATCTAAAGCATTTACTTGTGTATCTCCATATGTAGACACTTCAAATGTATCTATATAAAATGTTCCTTGACCAATTCTATCGTATTTTAAAGATCCATCAGTTACCGTTCCATTTGAACTGTATAGCAAAAAATATGGATTAATTGCAATATCTTTGTACAAATATATAATATCATTTGGGGTTGGAGTAGTACTCCAAGAATCTTGCCTATCATATGGAACTACTCTAATATTTTCTTGATTATATTTTACAATACTAAGCTGAGCATTATTTGCAGTTATTGTTCCTACTGGCAAGAGATCTTCGCTAGATGAAGATGCTTCTTTTGATATATTAAATGATACTAGATCTGAAGATATATCTTTTACCCATCTTGCAGAAATTTCTGTTACAGCTATAACTCTTTCGCTTGGTGCGCTTGAAGTGACTAGTCTTATAGATTTAATTTCTTTTGGTGCTGAATAGGATACTGGTTGTGATGAACTAAATGGTGGTGTAGTTGACCAAGATGTTCCATTCCAATACAATATAAGTGTTCCATCAGAATAACTTGTTGATGATACAGATATTGGAGATGGGCTAGTTCCAGACGCATAAGTAATTGTTATTGTTGATGATGTTGGTATGTAATGATATTTTTCAAATTTTATTAATATCTTATTTGCTAAAGCTGGCTTTGTACTAATTGCGGTTCCTGAAGAATTTACTATTTGCGCTTTTCTTAATCCCCCTCCGTTTTCGCTTGCTATAGCCATGTCATCATTAATCATAAATTCTGTAGTAGAAATAATTGAAGCTATTTGTTTTGTTTCATTATTTAAATTAAAATCAGAATTAGTAAATCCAGATATTTTTACTTTTAAATTTGATGTGAGTCCATGTGGACTGCTAGTTTTATATATTACTTGCTCACTTGTACTTTCTGATCCAGGTCCTGTGCTATATGCTGACTCTATTGGAATTTCTGATTGAGAATATGTTAAAGTTATATCTGCTGGTTGAGCCTCTGGAGAAACCCAATACTTATACTTATTTACAAGTCCAGAGTAATATACTCTTGGCTTTGTAAATGTTGCATATTGTAAATCTTTGTAGTTAAAAAAGGATAACTTAGTTTGAGAGTCATAAGTTGACAATATGTCTCCGTTATTTTGAAACATTATATAATATTTAATACCATTATCTATTGGTCTAAATGGTTTAACTATAGAGTCTACTGGGAATAGTTTCTTATACACATTTATTCCGCCAGCCGTAGGATAAGTCAAGCTTGATCCATATGCAACAGTAATATTATCTATCATAGAGTTCATATTATATTCTAATGTGCAGCCAACTCCTATATTAATAGAAGTGTTATTATATAGAATTTTTTGAACATTTTGACTTGCTGATATCATTATACTTCTTCCAGTGTCATAGAAATATCCCAATGAGCTACCGCTCCACGTTTTCTTAACGTTGAGTTAAACGATGTGCAATTTACAGTATATGTTGTAAAAGACTCAGTTCCTTGTTGGGCATAATTTAATTTTATTCTAAATGTTCCTTGTCCTGCGGAGCTTTCATAAAAATCAATTAAATTTTTAGCTCCCCAATATCCATCTGTTGTGTATGCAGTTGTGGCTGGAAGCATGGTCCAAGATATTGAAAATTGTTTTTTATCTGTAATAAAAAACTTTCTAAGTGTACCGTTTGACATTCTTGTTGCCTGCTCAAATCTATTTGTAGAAACTTCAATAGGCTGTCTGTTATGTTCAGTAACTGATGTGAATACAGAAGTAGGGGCTGTTTGTGTTTCTATTTGAAGAAGTACACCTCTTGGTAAATATGTAGTTGATGCTGCCATTATATTGACCTGCTCCTTCCAGCTTTAACCATTGCTCTATTTGTTGCCTCTTCTACTTTGGCTGCAACTTTATTTACTAATGCATCTGTATCCATTCCAGGAGCGGCATTAACAGTAAAACTATTGCTAATATTAATTGATCCACCTATTGGATCTCTTGCATTCGGATTCCAAGGATTCATATTTTCTGGAAGTACCGCCTCGCCTTTATGCAACTGTGCTATTGTATCATTATATAGGTAGTCTATGCCATTATCAAAAGATGGCATTTTGATATTAGACATATATGATGGATTTATGTATCCTCCGCCTACAAATTTTTGTGCATTTAATACATCAAAAAAGCCTTTACCATATTTATCTACAGAAGAAGCACGAATCACATATTCCCCGTCTGAAAGATACGCTGGAATTGAGTCTGATGTAGATGTTCCTGGTCCGCTTACATTTCCTCCAGGACCGTAGTGCTTAATAATTCCACCCATAGCTTTTTTAACTGATCCAGAAGCTCCCCAGCCTGAATTATATGATCTATCTACCTGGTATGTTACACCATTGTATGAAAAAGTATTTCCAGCAACTAATTTATAATACTTAATTATATCTGCTATTACTAAGCCATCTAATTTCTTAGAAACTAATTGTTTTTCAGTATATTCTGGGGAATTACCTTTTTGTAAAAGAATTTGCTTTAGTGTACTTTGACCAACCTTTAAATCTGCATTAGTAGGTCCAGCTCCTGTATTTACAATTACTTCTTTTGCAGTCACTACTAATGGATTATTTGCAAGACCTTTTTCAATTGCACCAGCTACAACATTATACATTTGTTGACCTTGTGCCGTAGCAGTTACAGCTGCACCTTGTGCTTGATACTGTGCAGCTTGTGATGGGCCAGGAGCTCCCTTGCTTGTATCTAATTGTGGTTTTGGTGGCTCCTTATATCCTGCAGGAACATTTCCTGTATCTCCTAAAGTTTTCTTTAATGCAGCATATGCAGCTTTACCAGCAGGTGTATTTTCAAAGTTTGGATCAAACATTTTTCCTAATACTATTGCTAGTATAGAATTTGTTACATCGGCTATGGTAGATTTTAATGTTGCTATTTCTTTAGCTAAAGATGCCATGCTTTCTGCAGCAAGAGCTGATTTATCTGCAATATCACTAGCAGCTTTATTTAGTCTATCTATTTCTGCTTGTAGTGGTGCAACATCTGCTGCTCTTTTATCTTCTATTTGACGTTCAGTTAAAGTTTTTTGTTGTCTATTTGTTAGCTGCTGTAATTCAAGTTGTGCTTTTGCAGCTCCAGCCATATCGCCAGATGCAAGTTTTTGTTGATAATCTAAACGCTTTTTTTGTATTTCAAGATTAATATCTTGATCTTCTGCTTCTTCTTGTAAAGCTTTTTTCCTAGCATCTGCTGCTTCATTTATTTTTGCAATTTCTTCTTCAAGATATTTAATTCTATCTCTACGATTAATTTGAGCCTGTACTTTTTCTCCACGTGCTGCAGCTTCAAGTCTCTTATATTGAGCTTCTTTTGTTTTTAATTTTGTAGATTCATCAGAGAGGACGCCTCCAGACCCAGTTAAAGATTCTCCGACACTTTTTGTTACAAGCTGAACTGCATTATTTACAGCAATGGCTTGAGCAGAATTTAATAAACTTAAATCAATATTTACTCCTTTAAGAAGAAGTTGATATTTTGCCCACATGCTAACAATAGTATCTGTCTTATTTAATACGTTTCCTAGTTCTGCATTTTGTGAACTTATTGATCTTATTACATCGTCTGACAAATTGGCCTGCGATGATACTTTAGAATTAATTTCAGATAATGTTTGGTTCATAGCATCGTAATAAGACATTGGATCTTTACTTGCTTTAATAGTTGCTTGAATTGCATTCTCTATTGATTTAACTGCAGTATCTGCTGCGCTTGCCAAAACTTTTCCACTCATACTCTTATTAGCTGCTGCTTTATTATATGATTCTATAGAAGATGCAGCAGCATCAGCAGCAGTTTTAATATCTGCAAATGCTTTCTGGCCAATAGCAGCACCTGCCATAAATGTTTTATTTGAAACCGCAAATAAAGCATATACTTTTTGTGTAGCTTCTTCTACTGTATCTCCATACGATATAAATTGAGCTTTTAATCTAACTGCATAATCTTTTGCCTGAACACTATTCATTTTATTTATATTTTCAATAATATCTGGCATAGTGGATTTAACTTGTTCTTTTAATTTTCTATATTGTTCAATCGTTATATTTAGTGGAGTATTTGCTAAAGTTAAACTTTCATAGATCAATCTGTTTCGTTCTGCTAACGCCTTTGAAGCTTCTATTGCTTCTTTAATTTTAGAATTTAAATCTACATAAGTAAATCCAGCTTTTTTAGCTTGCTCAGATGTCATTCCAAAGGAACTTGCTAATCTTGCTTGAGACTCTTGATATTTTTTATATTGAGAAATTCCAATCATAACAGCGGCTGTCACTCCGCCAATAATTAAATTAGTTTTTGTTAATCCGCCTGCAAGCATGCTCAATACTCTACCCCAAGTTTTTCCTTGAGATGCAGCGGCAGTAGCCGATTTAGCCCATTGCTGATTTGCTACAACAGACTTATTTAATTTTTGTGTATAATCTGCTTGACCAAATCCACCCATTAATCCTGGAGCAAGCATACTTCCAGCAATTCCACCAAGCATCGATCCAGTAGCTCCAAAATTTGATCCTAAAGCTTGACCACCCATATATCCTAGGGTAGACATAATTAATCCGCCCATCATTGAGCTACCGCCTGATCTTGGATTAAATGAAGCTGCCTGTGGTGCTACTGTTTGTGGCTGTCGTATTCCGTAGCCCATTCCAAAAGGAGTTCTTGACCAATCAATATTATCCCCATAAACAAATCTTCTAGGATTTACAATGCCGCCGCCTCGTCTATAACCTGGAACAGCTCCGCCTCTATTTAATTTTCTTTTACCAAATAACTGTTCTACTACAGATTGCGGCATTCCCATTTGCATTCTGCCTGTACGTTCTTTAAAATCTTTAATAATTAATTTATCATTTGGGTTTGATAATTTGTTTACATCTAAAAATCCTACTGTACTTCCCCATAAAGTATCTATGTCATGCTTTCCAAAACCTTTTTTAACATTTCTATCTAATGTTTGAGGCTTCATAGAGGCAACTCTATCTACAAGTTCATTGTATAAAACTTTCTGGCCTTGTGGACTTAGACCCATATTAGCAAACATCTTTAGATTAGGGTTTGTTGGTAGCCCTGTTATCTGATAACCTTTTCCGCCTGGTCTTGTTGAAAATTTTGCACCTAATGCTTTTAGTAAATATGATTTAGGAAGAACATTTGGACGGAGATTTCCTTCAGCTAAAGCTCTTCTATATAAATATGATGATGCTTGGAAACTTCCACCTCTTGCATATCCTGGAATCATTCCGCCACTATTGGCAGCAAATGGGGAAGCATAAGAAGCTAATTCATTAGAATGTTGAATTATTGCAGATTGCTCTGCTCTCTCTATAGACTTAGACCATACATGCTCATTTATTCCTTTTGAAGGAAGATTATTTTTTAATTTTTCTGCTGCCGTTTGAGCAATTCTTCTAGCTAAACCTGTTGGCACCCCTCTTGATGCTAAGAAGTCTAATAAATTTGTCATCTGATATAGTTGAAGTCCAGCAAAATCTGATCTTACCGCTGTTCCAGATGCAACTTTTGTATTCAAATCTCCAGCAATATGAACTACTGATCCTGGAAGAACCTGAGCGATTCTTCCTTGCTCTATATATCTTTGTACATCTTTACGACTTCTTCCAGTTGGAGTAAATGATCCTGTTAGTGTGAATCTATTAAATATATCTTCAAATCTAGATGTCGGGTAAGATCCCTGTGAAGTTCTTGATCCTATATTTCTTAAAAATCTTCTAGATACTCCATGAGCACCTATCATTCCAGATAAAGAACTTAATTCTTCTTCTGTTAAATATCCTCTTTGTTGTAAACTTGGAAGAAGAGTTCCTCCTCTTCTAGAACTTCGTGACATAGATTCAAAATTAAATGCTTGTGGAGAATAAGCCTGTCTTCCAGATCTTTGTCCAGCCGCACGAAGTCCAGAAATTGAATTTCTTCGTATTTGTAATGCTCGTAATAATGGAATTACTCCACCGACATTTCTTTGTACTGGAACAACTACAGCCTGTCCTTCATTAAGTAATCTCATTCCTTCTGGATCTTGTTGTGCTACATCTCTACGAATTACAAATTCTCCAGGAGTCAACATTGCAGGTACTACGTCTGCATTAATATTTGGCCCAGGAACTTGATCTCCATTATTATAAAATACTCCACCACCCATATTTCTTTGGATAGGTTTTGTTGTTTCAATGCTATATGGTCCACCCATTGTTCGTGTTCTTGTAGCACGTCCAACCGCTGACATTACGTCCCCAAATATTCCTTGACGATACATTCCACGAAGATTTGGTTTGCCTTGCACATCTACGACTGGCTGATCAATTAATGGAGCCTTTGTCAAATCAATTGTTCTGCCACGACTTGCTGCATACTGTGTAACTTGAACGCCCATCATTCTTTCAAGGTCTGCGTTTACTGAAATAATTGCTGCTCTTGCTTGCTCTACATTTAATTTACCAGCTTTTAGATCTGCTACAATCGCTGCTGATTGTGCAGCAGCATTTTGAGTTAATTTTTGAGTGATTGGAAGAATATCGTCAAATGTATCAATAAATTCTTTAGATACTTGTCCGCCTAAACCTATTACCTTCTTTAATTGTTCAATTTCTTGCCTGCTTTGTACGCCAAGAGTTGCCATCAATGCGGCATATCTAGCATGCTCACCAGCAACAACACCAGTTGAAACGCCTCCAACTTCTGTAAGACCTTCAATTCCTGGAAGCCTATTTTCCATTAATATTTGTGGGCTTTTACCAATTGTTCTATTTACAGGAATTGGCTGCATGGTTAATCCAAATATTGTAGATGGATTGCGTGGATCTCTTGGGTTTAAATGGGCTGCGGCTCTTGATTCTCCACCAAGAAGTGGATGTGATGGGTCTACCATTCTAGGTCCGCCCATTGTCATAATAGGGTTTCCTGCAATTGTTGAAATTATTTGACCAGTAGTAGATCCAGTTTTAGAAATATTGGTTGCATTTTTTTGCAAAAGTATTAAATCTTGATTTAATTTTTCTATAGCTAATCTAAGAGTATCAGCAGCCATAGCGTCACTATAAAACTCATCAGCTAATTGTGAGCTTGCTGCTCTTGCTGCCATAATTTCTGGAGTTAATAGTTTAAATCCTTCTGCGCCTTTAAATAATGCCTTAAAATGACCAAGACCTTTAATAATATAGCCAAAGAAGTTTGCAAGAACACCAGTAAGCATAATTACTGGTCCTATAATTGCTGTAAATGCTCCTCCAAATGCAATAATTTTTTTAATTGGATCTGGAAGCTTTTGAGCAAAATCAATTATTTTTGTAAGAACATTTATTAACTTTGTTCCAATATCAAGGAATTGGTCTCCAACTCCAGCCATTTCAGCTTTTAACGACTCTACTGCTCTTTTGTATCTACCAGATGCAGATTCAGTAACTGCTGCTAATTCTCGTCCCGCCACAGCCTCTAGTTCGCTTGCGCTTGCCTTCATTAAATCTAAAACCTGTAGAGTTTGGCTACCCTGTCTTCCTAAATTTTCAAACAAAGCGTTTAGTCTTGAATACTGAAATTTTCCAAATAGTTGTTCGATGGCCTGTTGTTTTTGTAACGGATTTAATTTATCTAATGCTGCCTGTAAAGCAAATAATGTTTGTGTTGTATTTCCTGCATTTTTACTTACAATTCCGAGCAAATCAATTCCAAAGCCTTTAAATTTTGAAACTGCTTTATCAGTCGGATTAATTAATGATGCAAGAGCAGACTTTAAGGCGTTAGCTCCTTCAGATGCATTGATTCCACCTTCTCTCATAGCTGTTAAATAGAGAGCAAGGTCTTGTACATTTCCGCCTAACCCCTTAATAACTGGTCCAGCTTTTGGAATTGCTTCTACAAGATCATTAAGAGTTGTTGAAGTTTGATTTTCAACTGCGTTTAAAAAGTTAATTGATTGTGTTAATTCTTCTGTATTTGATTTAAATGCTGATTGTATTGCTAGAGTAGCCTTCATTGCTTCTTGACGATCTACTTCTCCAAGTACTGCTAAACGAGTTGTTTCTTTAACTGAACTTAATAATTCATTGCCAGTTTTTCCAGTTGCAGCAATATCAGCAGCAAGACTTATTGTTTCTGTAAAATTAACTCCCATTGTTGCTGAAAGTTCTTTTGCAGTCTGTGCAACTTCTTTTCGAATTTTTCCAAGTTCTTGTGATGAAGTACCAGCAACATCGCCATAAACTTTAGTTAAACGTGTTAATTCTTGATCTGCTTGTTTAAATGCGTCTGCTGCTGCTTTGCCAAATGCTGCAAGTGGTAATGTTAAACCTACTGTTAACTGACGTCCTGCCCATTGAGTATTTTTACCCCAGTTAATAAGTTGAACTCCGCCATCTTGAATTACTTTATTCATTATCTGAAGTTCCTGCTTCAGCAATGCCGCTTTATTTTTTGTTAAATCTAAACCTCTTGGAATATGAACATTATATTGCATTAACCCCTGGGCATTTCTACCTAGGGGTTGCATAACAGCATTTTGTAATTGGACTTGTTGTTTAGCTAAGTCTCTAATCAATCCGCCAGTTGTTCTTGTGTGATCCTGATATACTCTAAAATAGTCTTTAAGTTTTAATCTGCCGCTGTCTAGGTTACGACCAAACTTTTCTACATCTGATGTTAGGCTGACGAAATGTGTAGAAAATTGCCCAGTCTTGAGCATTGTTTCTTTAAACATTGCATTAGTGGCATCTATTTGTCCAGCTAAAGCTCTGTTCGCACCAGCAAATTCTTGCTGTAATCTAGATAGGCTGGTTGTAACTCGTTGCACATCTGCAATGAGATTTGAAAAATCAGAATTAGCAACTATACTAGTTACTATTTTTTCGTCAGCCATCTATATTACTTTTTACTCCTTAGAGTATCCAAGTCCCATTCCAACTCCGAATCCAGCTTCTTCAGCTACTTGACCTTGTAAAGAAACAACATCATCAGTTGATGCGTTTATTCCCATGGCCCTCAATCGAATGTCTTCAAAGGTTGGACCTTTTTCTTCTTTCTCATCATCTCTAATGTCGACTCCTTGAAGAGATGCTAAGAATATTCTATTTTCTTTTTCTTCCTTTTGCATTGATTCTATCGTTTGCAAAAGCTCTGGCATTGATATGCTTTCCTCTAATTCTTGGTAATTTTTCCAAGATCCTAAAAGAAATACTTTACCTAATAGAGCGGCTAGGTCTAGTTCTGACCAGCCAGAACCGCTGCCGCTACTAGGTTTGGGTCGTCAAGTTTGATTCCCCCACATACTTCAAGAATTCTATTGATAGTAGGTACATCTAGAGCTTCCTCTAGTTTATCTCTATCTTTAGTAAGTTCTGGAAGTTGTGTTTCTAAAGCAATCGCACATGCATCGATCAAAACGCTTAATGATTCATCTTCAGTCGTTGCTTCAGAAGCCTTATTCATTGCTGCCATAAATTTACGCAGCTGTTTAATTGATAATGGTTTCAACTGTACTGTTGAACCGTTTTGTAGTTTAATATCTTCTACGTCATATACTGTAGTAGCCAATTTATCCTCCTTGGATAGTTATAATCATTATAACAAATACATTTTATTAATACAAGCACAAAACCCCCATAAAATATGGGGGTTTTGCAATAACTTAAATTAATTAAGCGAGTACACGATCAATAATCTTGCCGTATTCTGCGCCTGCGTAGCGGGCGTCTGGGAGAAGACGGAATGTTACTGGGAATGTAGTTGGTGTGTTACGAGCAAGTGTGAACTGGCTCTGTTGAACAGAGAGAACACGACGAGCATAATATACACGCTCAGTTGTTGCTGAAACCTCAGCAGCTGTGCTATCCAAAGCAAATGTTGGAGCTTGTCCAACTGCGAATAGTTGACGCTCTGTTGGGAATGCTCCGAGAGCACCTGCTTCAAATCCTAGTGTAAGGTCTTTGTCGCCTGCGCTTGTTGCGCCTTTTGTTGGATAAAGATCTGTTGAAGCAGATCCATCCTTCTTAAGTGTTGAAGCTCCCTGTCCGAAAACAGTGAGGGTATTCTGTAGCGTTCCTTCTGTCATTTCAGTCATAATCATGACCTGCATAGCAGACTTGAAAAGCTTTGCAGCATCAAGAAGCTGATCTACAGTAACATCTTCATATGTTGGGTTATAAGTGATCTGAAGACCATTGTTTGTAAAACCAACGTTACGAACTTTTGTAGTAGCAGCATCCAAAGTTGTTGCAGCAGATGTACGAGCAGCAAGAGTAATACCTCCAGACGGAACGTCTAGAAGATTCTCAACGTATGCGTTATCTGTTGAATCCTTAACGGAAATATAAACTGGTGCAGCACCGACGATAATATTCTTAGCATTATTAAATGCCATCTTTTTCTACCTCCTAATTTTAAAAATTAAATTGTTAGGCTGGCTAGGCCCTTTCCTCTTTCCTCTATGTCCAATTTTAGAGTATGAGGGGTCAAAAGGCAAACTATTATAGATATCTGCCAGACGAGTCTGTATTGCGTGAGTATTTGACCTCAAGAATTATATCTGCTGAAAAGAAGCCCTGAAGCTCATCCGAAGGAGACGTTGGGGACATGTCGGCAACGTATATGCTGTGTATTTTAAATTTTTCGCTATTAAATCCAGGATGCCTATTAATATCTTTTGCAGCATCGTCCATTCTACGAAATTCGTCTATCATAAAGTTTCTTATCTCATTAATTTCAGAAACATCTGTTGAATATACAGTAAAAAGAATTTGTTCATTACAGATAAGCCATAAAGTATCATAAGATACTCCTATCTTGTCATAAACAATATGCTTTTTGCCGCTTAAAAATTGACTCATATCTGGTTGTTGTTGTACTGGTAATATTGGGATTATATTTTCTCCAAGATTATCGCTATAGTATTTATCCTCATCGAATATGCCAGCCAATTTTAATTTAGCCCAAAGATATTTGCGAAGTTCAAGCATAGAATCTAATTTATAATTTACTGTCATAGTGATGCTCCGAATGCTGCAGTCAGAGCAGCGTCTGCTTGAATTGATATTGTATTTGGATTAAATGAATATTTAATAGTTTTAATATCTGATGGTATACTTAATGCTCTTGACATAGACCTATTAAATAGTTGTTGAAATCCAGATTTTTTTATTGATAGATTAACTAAATTAGATTTAAAAAATCTAGAATATGTCATCATAAATGAATTTTTAACACCCGTTCCTCCTGGTCTCCTGACCGTTACAGAGGCTCCTTCTGGCATAAAGACCTTGTAACCATTAGTCTCAAATACAAGGCGCTTAGAATGGCGTGGAGCAATTTTAAGAGGCATTCCAGCTTCCATCACTGCTGCTTTATTTACAAATACATGTCTACGATTACCTTCTGATTTAGCAAATGTTTTAGAAGGCAAAAATTCATAAGAAATAGAAAATCCTAGGCCTTCTGAATTTAATTTATTAAATTTAAATAGTCTTGATCCAGGATTTCCTGTTTGATCCCACTCGTAGACATGATGTAAAGATCTGGGTTTAACTCTAGCTTGTGAGTCTATAAATTCTCCAAGATCTTTTTCTATTTGATTAAATATAACTTCTTTAAATTTATTTTTGAATGCAATATTTGAAGTTAGTTTACTTATAACCTCTACATTATAGTATACGTAGGCAGATATTTGAGCTACAAGGCTTTCTTTTATTACATCGCCCTTTGACCTTGTCATTAATTTTTTTAGACCACTAGAAGCCTGAATTAATGGTAGATTATATTCCAATGTTCTGGTTCTCCGATCTTTTTATTACTGAGTTGTAGGATATGACATTTCCAAAGCCGTCCGTTACTGGGGTACTTCCAATTACTTCAAATACAGTAGGTGTATCTGATGGGTAATTTAATTCTACCCAAATTGGATTATTTTTTGAATCTCTAATATTTGTAATTTTTTCTCTATATGTTAAACGCTGTATAGTTCTAATTTGAAGAATTTCTTCATTTGTATATTTTGTTCCATATGACTGAATACTATTTGTTCGTGTAGAAGATGAATTACTAATTACTCCTTTAGCAGAGCAATCTACAGTTTTATAATAAATCCATTCTTTTACAATGGCTCCAGTATCTGGATCTTGTAATTCTGTTTGTCTATAGACATCCATCTTCATAGACAAAACGGAGTCTATAAGATCTATCATATAACAACCATAGTGGTAAGAACATATGGATATAGCAATTGATCTGCATATGCATTACCAGTTCCCTTATATGCGTCTGATGAGTATTCGAAATCCCAATCGAATGTAGAAAGGCTTTTAACATATTTATTTGTCCAGACTTTGTCTTTAGCAAAGTAATCTCCAATTAGTTGAATGCATGCTTGCTCAACATTATCTGGAACTTCTGACCATCCGAATTTTCCAGCAACTTTATATCTAGTGTCTTTTCTAAATGCTCCATTTCCACCATAATCATTTATAGTTGGGGGAACCATTCCATTAGCAGTATAAACTGTATTATCCAAAGAATCTGTTCTGTCTACTCTTAATCCGAATCCTGTTTCTGAAATAATTGGATCGAATATCCAATTATTTTCATCATTAATATTATCTACTAAAAGTAAATCATTTCCATATAATTCATGAAGTGTATCTAATTTAAATGGAAGTGGAAGAATATCAGACCCAGAACCATAAGCTATTTGAACATCATCATATAGATAAAAGTTTTGTCCAGTATGATTTTCAATTACTTTTCTTGCATATTTTTCTGCCATGATTAATTCATGGTATGATTTATAGTTTGGATCCGACGGATCTGTGGCTATACCTAGATCTTCTACTACTTCTGATAATGATGCGTATGGGGTTACTACGTCTACAAATGTATCGTGGCTAGCCCCAGAAGAACTAATTGTATATTTCCATTTTAATTTTAAATTTTTATTTCTATCTGTTAATGCATATGGTATGTTAATTTCATAAGATCCAGGATCTACTTCTGATTTTGTAGCAGGAAGATTAGATGATACTGGTGTAGATGGACTTATAGATGGTACTACCGCTGGATCTTGAGTAATATCATATATATCTACAAGTACTGTAGAGTCAGCATCTACTATTTGTCCGCCCCAAAATATTTTTGTTTTTGCTGGTGCGTAACTATTCTTATATACCTCTGCCATTTAATTGGCTTAGTTGTAGAACTCCTGTACTTCTGTTGGAGTTGCTAATACAAAGCCTTCCTCCTTATCAAAAATTGCTTGGGCTGTATCTTTGTCCATAGCAACAAATGGATGTTCTTTTGTAAAACGATTTCCCATAATTTCATAACTATAATTTGGGCGAATCATTTTTACAAGAACCATATCTTCCTTATTAACCGCCTTTGGTGCCGCCTTTGGTAAAGTTTCATTCATTTCTTTTTCTTCTTCCTCTATTCCTTTGGCTTTCTTATAGATAGCCCAGGTTACGCCTTCTTCTGACAAAGCAGCAATAATATCTTTTTTACCGCCAAGTCCTTGAATATCTACTGCAAAATCTTCCGCAATTTGCTTCAACTCTGCAACTTTTAATGTATCAAATGACATTAATTTCTCCTTTTATAGGTCAATTAATTATAGCATTGTTGGATTAAAAGGAAAAGCCCCCAAATTAATGAGGGCTTTTCAGCAGATCTAAATCCTAAATTAGGAAGCGACCTTAACGTTCTTGACAACAACCCATGCATCTGCTTGCTCAATTTGAACGCCAACACGAGTATACATTGTATATTCGATAGCATCCTTCTTTGGCCAGAAGAAGCGATAGACAGTTACATCACGCTTAACACCAATAACTACGTTATTTGGGAATGTCAAGTGGACGTCACCATGGTTGCCAGTTTCGCCTGAGTAATCACCATCTTGTGCTTCAGGAAGAAGTGGAACTTCAACAATCGGAATACCGAATGCGAATGGAGCCACATAACCTGCTGGGCCACCGAGTGGTTGTACACCTTCTCCACGGATAATGCTTGAAGCGATATCTTGTGGGATGGTCTGGTTTGTTCCAATGCTATTTGCGTACAGGAAGTCCTGAATCAAATTGGAACCTGCAAGGAAGCGAAGGTCGGAACGACGTTGCTTGTACTTACGTGGAAGTGCCTTGAGTGCAGAGTTGAACAGTGCACGGCTAATGCCTGCGCCTGCTGCGTCTACTACGTGACCGTAGGTCTTTGCCTTCTTGACTACACCATCAAATGCCTTATAAAGGTTATCTGATGTAAGCGAAGTATTTCCATTGAGAAGTACATCTTCAATGTCATTACCTGCCTGTGTTGCCATCATACGGGCAATATGATCTTCTAGATCTGGACCTTCGATATTGTCCTCAAGAGATTCTGTTGAAAGCTCCCAATCCAAACGAAGCTTCTTTGTTGTGAGAGAGATCTTGGAGAATGTAACAGCAGAGTTTGAACCTGTGTTATCTGCTTCTGTAGCGAGAACCATAAGCTTCTCACCAACGCCAATACGATCAATTTCAGTGGTGTCTGCTCGCATGCGAACAGTACGAGCCACTTTACCGATTACTGTTGCGTCGAACATGTAATCAAGGAAACGAGCGGACTGCTCAGGATTGAGTAGACCACCTTCTCCTTCTGCTGCAACGTGGATACCAGTTGTAGCTGTTGCGGAACCAGTCATGCCAGCTGTTACGGTTGTATTAGCTGCGACTGCTTTTTCTAACATTTCATTGCTCATTTTTTATTTTTCACCTACCTTTATTTAATAAGTTCATTCACGGAACCGAGGAAAGAACCGTTCCATTTTGATTTCTTTATTGTTACTTCCTGTGACCCGCCAAGGTCAGAGGACTTCTTAATTGCGGTCTCTGATTCTACCGCTACGACACGCTTTTCTACGCCATCAATCGTGTTCTTGATATCTTCTACAGCCTTTGAAAGTGCTGCATGTTGTTCTGCCAATTCTGAAATTCGTCCATCAACGCTCTTGCTGAAAGTTTCAACTGTATCCTTAATAGCTGTAACTTGAGCAGCATTTGCTTCTGATGCCTTATTTAGAGTTTCCGAGAAAAAGCCTTTTAGATCGCCAAGCATCTTTGCAAAATCAGGTTCATCAACCTCAACTTCTGATACGTCGGCTGCTTTTTCCAGAGTTTCGGC